CACTTCTTAATGTTGCCATTGAGATTTAATTAATATGTTTACCTTCGGGTGCAAACCCTAGCCAGTGCAAACTAGATAAACCTATACTAACTGCTAACTGCGTTTTTGAGCATATTATATTTATTTATATCTGTTCTAAATAACCTACTTTGCTCTGTGAGGTTAAAAGATTCTGGCGCAAATGGATTTTTTTCTCCAGCAACAACTGTATCTGATTGAACCTTTGTTGTAGTAGCTCCGCCTCCCTGCGGTCTTGGGTTCTTCTGCGCCCACTGTGGCATATTTGCCATTGCCCATTCTTTAACATTTGTTCTGTTGTACCCATCAACTACTACAACTGTGCCATCTGCCTCTCTTGCTAGTTGTTCTTTGCTTATGCGTGATAAAGCATATTGTGGGTCGTGAACAACATCTGCTAATGCTGTGACTGCTGGTGCTTCTACTTCAAGTTGTCTCTGTCTTGCCTCTAGCTCTGCAATCTTTTTATTTTTTGCTTCTTCAGCTTCTCGGTACTGCTGTGCTTGTTTAGCAATAGCTTCATCATATCTGCCTTTAGCTTCTAACTCCTCTTGCTCTTTTTTTTGTTTGTACGCGATCAACTCATTAACATCTACGTCTGGTGGTACAGCTTTTGCAGTTTCTTGTGCTTTTACATATTGATCCATTAATTTTTTGTTGTTCGCTTCAAGTTTTCTAACACTTTCTCTTAAAGCTTCAACTTCTGTTACATCAACAGGTGCATTAGGCTTGATTGGTTCTTCTGCCATAAATAAAAATTAACAATTATTTACAATACTAGCTCCACTTTACTTTATCAGCCCAAAAAGCTGCTGACATTTTACCTTTGGCAATATTTTTAGCGTGTCTTGCCTTGAAGCTGCGTCTTTTTGACTTGTCTGCGTCTGATTCTCCCTTTCTTGGTGGTTTCGTGGCTGCACCTTGCATACCAAACCTAATTAATTTTATCCTATCCCCTTCTTTAGCTAAGACCATGTGAGACTTTGTAGGGTGTGATGGTGTTCTCTTTGGTTTATTAAAACCAGAAAGACCAAATCTTTTAAGTCTCGGATCCTTACTCATTTGCCTTTTTTCCTCATGGCAATATTATGAGCCTGTGTAAATGTTTTACCAGCCAACATTTCTTTAGTCATTAAATCAATGTGAGCCTTTGTATGACCATGAGCAGCTTTATGTCTCTTTAAAGCATTTTTCTGCCTTGTGGTTAATGCTTTTTTAACCATAATTACCTCCTTTTGTTATATCTAGAATAAATTGCTGCGTCTGCAGTTCTAGCTTTATCTCCTCTCATGTAACTATTAACTCTACCCATAGCCCATGAAGCCATTGGAACATTTCTTGAACCACTAGACAAGTAAGCTCCCTGACCTTTTCTATAAACTGCAGCAAGTTCACCATAAAAGAATCTAGTACCCTCAGCCTTTTTCTTGAGACTACTTTTTACTTTTGCGCTTAATGGTTTTCTTCTTTTTGCTTGTGGAGACATTTTGTTTAGTGCGTGATTTTGATACAGCTTGAATATCAATAAACTCTCCCCTTCTATATGCTTCAGCCGTTCTTTTGATCTCAGCAGCTTTAGCACTTTTGTTCTTGGCTCCAGACAGATATTTTTTGGGTAAACCTGTCTTTTTATCTTTAGGAACTCTCCTTAGTTTCTTCCTTTTCACTTGTTAGCTTTTTTGTTTTTTTAGGTGTTGAAGCTTTAACTTCTTTCTTAGGTTCATCATAAGATTGAACCTTAAATGTATATCCCATTACTTTTTACCTCCCTTCTTTTTTTTCTTTGACTTAGGTTTCATGGTAGAACCATATCCAACACCTTTAGGCATAACAATAAAAGTAGCTGCACCTATATTACTTCCTTTTACGTTTTTTAGCACTTGATAATGCAATAGCTTGCGCTTGCTTTAAAGATTTACCTTCTTTCATTAACAAACGTATATTTGCAGAGATAGCTTTTTGTGATTTACCTTTTTTTAGTGGCATTACTCTCCGAAATATTTATTTAACAAGTCAAAATCCTCATCAGCTTTAGCATCTACATACAAGCCTTCAATAATCATTTCAAATTTTTTTCTATTATCTCCTCTAGTTTCTTTAAGTGCATTTGAAATACGTTTTGGTACAGTTCTATTTTTAGGAAACTCTTTTGATAATTCTAATGCTTCTGATGGTGTCATAAGTTTTGAATGGCTTGGTCTAATGTTTGTTCTACCCAGTTATACAGACGCGGTGCTTTCTCTTGCAACCCTTCTGGATTAAAAATATACTGAGTGAAAGATTCGGCAAATTGTTCCAGTGCATTTTTACGACTATATTCAGTAGGAAATGTCATACCTTTTAATTTACTAAATTGTCTTCCTAGATTGCCTGCGCCTGCCTGATAATGTACTTGGTGTCCCATCTCATGTACAAATGTAGAGAACCAATCAATACTTGCGTCCATGGGGTGTGAGTTAGACCATACTTCTTGAATACCTTCTTTTAAGCCTTGTCTATATCTTTCATAAGCCGACCCTTGAAATTTACTAAATTTAAAGTTTGTTTCTAATGTCTGTGCAGCACTTGTTTTAATTCTTTTTGCAGCCATTGGTCCAATTTTTCTAGCACCCTCTCTAAGTCTTGTATGTACCATTCCTGAGTTCATAATCGTATATCCATTACTGGTACCACTAGCATTTCCAAATAATGAATTTACTATTTTTTTGTTAAAACTTATGTCAGTTCTACGACCTTCTTTTAGAAATTTAATGTTATCTTTAAATAATTCCTGATGTGATCCTATCTTTCTAGTTCCATAGCCATTCCAAATTTCTGCCCATTCTCTAGTATTAGCAGAAAGTGATGTTTGTTTATTAATAAATTCAAATCTTTTTACTACAGTCTGATTCGATGCTTCAAAAGCTTTTAAGTTTTTACCAGTAAGAAATCTTTGTTTTAGCTGTTCAATAGGTGCAGTAGCTTCACGTTTCATATTGAATTGATTAATAATATTACCTTTCTTCATAAACAATCTCATCTTCTTAATATGTTTTCCTGTTAAACCTTCCAAACCCTCCATACTATCCAAACTATCTTCTATAAACTCCTGAATATTTCCAAATTTATTATCAGCAAGGAACTTATCTACACCCTCTGTGGAGAACATAGGTGAATCTTTCACCCTCGGTGTTCTAACTTTTGGTGCTGCTACTGGTTTCGGTTTCGCTACTTTCTTAACAACACTAGCCCTACCATATAGCTTTTCTAATTTCTCTAATGGAATTTCGGTGCCATCATTCCTGATAATTTTTCTTAAAGCTGCATGACCTGACCCTTCTTTTTTAGCAATCTTTTTAAAAATATTTACTTTACCTTCACTGCCTAAAGTTTTGATTTGTAGCTTTTTATCTTGTGTAAGTAACCAATCTCCATACTGAGTGCCTTGTGGAACTCTACCAGTAGCACTAGGTCTGCTAACTACCTTTCCAACTGGTGGTTGTGATAAATCTTCAAACCCTTTGCGCTTACTAAGACCTTCATAATCAACTACAGGAACAGTTGTAGATCTGCAATTAAAATGTTGTGGTGGTGTTGGTCCCTTATTATACGCAAACTTTCTACCATCAAGCCGTTTACAAATATTGCTAGTCTTGCTATCTAACGTTGCAACATATTCATATTTAGGTGCGACTTTACTATTAGCTGCATATACAGCTTGTGAAGCTTGATTCTGTACTTGATTAACTGAAGTTCTAACGATTGTTTGTATCTGATGCTTTGCTAACTTAATTGATTCACCACCAGCAGCGGCTATCTGTCTCGGTGTACCCTCAAAATCAAAATTTAATCTGCCTGCCAATCTTCTGGCTATCTGCTGTGTTGATTCTCCACTAAACACACCAGCCCTAATATTTCTTGCCAATAAATCTTGGTTTCTTGTTGCTATACCTCTAAAAGCTTTTTCAACTGTTTCTCCGTTAGGTAAAGTCTGCATTGCACCTTGCCTAGCAGTTAGCTCAAACTTGCCTGACCCGAACTTAATAAAGTCATCTTCAGTAAATTCTTTGCTTGTAAATATATTTATCTTGGTTGGATCTGTTTTAACAAAAGAAGTTGCATATCTTTGACTTACAGCTACAGAGTTTATTGGAATATTACCTGACTTAACTGCTTTTTTAAGTTCATTTTCTATAAAACCAGTTTGTACCTTAGCTAAACCTTCTATCTCTTTTATCATCTGCCTTGTTGCATCTTTAGACCATTTATCCATATTAGTTTTTGATTGACGTATGATAGCTCTAAGTCTTTTTCTTGTTTGCGGTGATATAACTACCCCTTCCCCTGCTGTTTGTTGTCTAATATCAATTTTTTTTAATTGTTCTGTAGCATTAATAATAACTTCGATGTAATTCGATATAAATTTATTAGATACAGCGTTACTATATCTACCTACGTCTATAGTTTCCCTAAAAAATACCTCTGGAATACTCATTTATCATTCTTCCCCTTCTTCCTCCTCTTCAGGTTCTTCATCTGGCTCTTCTGGCGGTTCTGTCTCTCTTAATCCACCAGCTTGTGTTTCTTCAATCTCTTCTTCTACGTCAAAGTCATCTCCCAATACTTCCCCAGCTGATAGTTGATTCAATAGTGTCTCCTGAGAAATCGTACCAGCAGTAAACAAGGTTAATAGACTTGTTATTTCTTGTGGCTCTAATCTTGCACTTACAAAGTCTCTATTAACAAAACTACTACCAGCGTTAGCCTCATTAAGATATTCACTGTGAAACTTAAGGCAATTATCTATTAAGTCTTGCATCTGTTGGGCTATTACCATCATGGTGCTGTCATTCTGCGATCTATCTATTCTTTTGGCCTCTGCCGTTTCTCCTACTAACTTTTGTCCAAGTACAGCCGCTAACGATAAAGTATTAATCTGCTCTTTCAAATCATTTAGTCTAGTAAACTGACTGTCATAACTATCGCCTGATGGACTTACATATTCAAGTCTTGATTCTGGTGGTAATGCTAAAGCCTCACTTGGTCCAGTTGTTATTTCATCTGCGTTTGGATAACCAAAAACTGCAAGTAAAGGTACAGAACTAATATGTAAAATATTATCGAGGTCTGATTGAATCTGATAATGCTTAAGATTTAGCTCTGCTATGTCATATAAGGGGCTGCGAGACTCATAAAAACCTACTCTATTGGAATATGCCACAGCAAAAGGAATCTTATCCTTAAGGCTCATTTCACCTTCATCAAATAATTGATAATCACCTTTCTTACTATCTTTCCTGTGGATTTCGTAACGTCCGCGTTCTAAGACCCTAATTTGTTTTACTTGCTTTTCTCCGTACTTTCCATCAGGTTCTATTACATTTTCCAATAACCTTAACTGTGTAAGCTGCCTAGAGCCATCTATTATTTCACTGCGCCAGCCTAATATATCTCTTGGTGAATACGTTACCCAATAAGGTCTAGTCTTATCACCTTCTTTAGGTGCATCTACTAAAACTCCTACATGACCAAATGAAATAGCAATTCTCGCAGTGTTGTAAAGCCAGATATTTAAATCATTTCCCTCTAAATCTACATCGAATAATTGTTCCCTTACTAAGTCCGATACATCATCAAGTCTTACTGGCTTTCTTGTAAGCATACCCGCCAGCATTTTTTCTATCCTTTGCAAATATGGTACAACTGTTGATCTAGCTAGTCTTACGTCATAGCTATCGTCTGTTTCTCTAGCTTCTTGTGGTAAATATTTTCTATGTTCACTCCTGATCTTATATGTACCTTCCTTTAAGTCTGTAATTAAATCCCAAAACTGAGCCATACGCTGATATGCCGCGTTTGGTGATTCAACTGTAGAAACAGCCTGTGTTATAGGTTGATTGTAAATATTTAGTGAGCTATACACAGTTTTGCCTCAATAGTATCATGTCTTTAATATATTCTAATTCCTGTACGTCGCCCTGCACGTGCGTATAAGGGATTAAACTCTCTCCAGATTAAATAGCCTAATGCGTCTGCCATGTGGTCATAACCTGACTCTTTATCTGGTTCACCTTTTTCATTGTATGACTGAAGTTCCATAGATTCAATTAACTTTCTGCAACTGGCATGGATATGTAAACGTACTTCCCCTTTGCCGTTACATAAAAGAGCCTGTACGGAAGAAACTCTGTCTCTGATTGGTGGGTTACTACGTGGCGACTGATTGCTGAACCCATACGACTCCAAAATGGCAATATCAGTTTGGCTGCTGTTTGTGCTTCTGTTCCCACCGCTGGCATCTGGGTAAATATATATTTTATTGTAAGGATATCTGGCCTTAATTTCTTGTGCAAGCGCATCTGTATCATGTGCTGACACAATTTCATCAATAATAACTAACTTTTCTGCTAATTTGATTCCTACAACAGCACTCATATTACCAATATTGAAATCTACACCAATTCTTAAAGGTTCATTTTGATACTCAGGCAATGTATCTATAACATTATCTTTTCTTATAAATCTGTCATATACCTGACCAGTTGTAAGGTTGGTAAACTCACCATTAAGATAAGCCTGCAACATACTGGAATCATAATTTGCTTGCATTCGTTCAATAAAATCATCTGGTAAATGTGGATTATCTTGCGTTCTCATTCTTATTAGCTTGCGGTCTGTTCTTTCTTGGGCAGCTTCAGATCCAAATGTATTCCACATCCACCTAAAGCCTTCTGGTGTGCTTGCAGCACAGAATTGTCTAACATTACCAGCCCTTAACCTTCCTAAAATCTTTGGAAATGCTCTATCACACACAGATGGTGATACTGTATCTATTTCATCTGCTAATACAAAAGCTAAATTTAAACCTATTATGCGTGACCAGTTCTCGAAACTTCTACATAGTATTTTTGTATCACCTTCAGGTAAATGTAAAATATATTCAGGTAATGGACTAGCTCTAAATGTATATGGTATTTCGTAATGCTCTAAAAACTGTTCAAAATCATTTTGCCATATATCTCTAATTAATGGACCAGTTGGCTCCATAACTGCACCAGTAAAACCGACATTAAGAGCAGCTAATTTAACACAGACTGCACATAATGCTCTAGTCTTACCAGCACCATAACCAGCTGATAATCCGAGTATTTCAGTATTGCTATTATCAAAAAACTCTCTTTGTGGTTCGTGAAGATCATTTCTAATATTTGTTAAAAGCTGTTCTATGTCTATTGAAATACCACTACTGCCTGCTCTATCTAATACTGAACCTTCTCTAGTAAGGATACTCATGACATAACTTGTCCAATCTTTGCCATAGAGTTAATACAGCCTAAAGCTACATTTAATTGATTAGAGTTTCTTGCCTCTTTTTGTAGTGTGGCAAGCTGGCTTAATAAGTCCGCGGTAAACTGCCTTCTATCAATATCAAAATCTTTCTTTAAGACGATACGAGCATCTTGAATATATTGTTCTGTTTGTCTAAGTTTCAGTCCCCACTCAGCCGCGGTATATTTTATTATTTCTGATCTTGTTACTCCACGTGAAAGTAAAGCAGCTATTCTATAAGTTCTATATTCTTTTTCTGACTGAGTAGCTTTTTTTTTGGTCACTATTTTTGAAGTTTGTGAAATGAATCTAGCGCATACCAAACGTGAGAGTTTCTATAACCTCCTTGATATGTAGGAATAATAGGTGTTACTCCATGTCTATTTCTCCAAGCTGGATATACCAATAAAGAGTTATCAGTTTGGTCGAATGTGGCATTATAGTCTGGAACATGCAAGTTACCGCCCTTACTGTTCCTCCTTTTGGTAATTATCATATTTATAGCACCTTTTACATTAGCGTGGTCTTGGTGAACTGGTGCAGAAATATTGCAATTAGAAATCGTAGAACTAAAATTATTAGCGAAACGCCAGTTATCAGGTATTCTTTGTTGTATTTTCATAGTATGAACATCTGCCACTGTAGGAATATATTTTTTAACTAATTCAAAAGATTTGATACCCGCTGCATACATTGCTTTTACAAAAGTATTCGCACTTTTTACAGAGTGAACAGATGATCTACTCGCGTATGGCCTTCTCATGTGTGGTTTAGGTGGACATGATCCGCAAATAGTTGAATATTGCAGTACTTCAGCTTTTTTATTATGTAGGCCGCTTGACCTTTTCATTTCAGACTTCGGTACACGTTTAGTTTGTATTTCCTTGTCAGCTATATTCACAAGGTTCTGTAAGTCATCTGGCAAAGTTTTTATAAACAAACCCACAGGAGTACCATCTGGGTCGATTAAAATGCAATCGTCAAAAATATTGGGTTCATAACCGCCTACGCTATCACCAATTTTTAATGTGGAAGTAACAGGCTTCAGGATTAGTTCAGGTAAATTCATTTATGTTCTATCCTTTTTGAAACAGTAAACCATAATGCAAGGTGGAAACCAGCTTTCGCCCCACATATTTATATCTTTATCTTCATAATGAATAGTTTTAAATGGTGCCTCAACTCTATATTTCATCTTCTGCTTATCTATAACCTTCCAGATCTTTGGCAGCATTGGGTCAATATCAAAACTCCATTCATAGACAAGTTTATTAAAATCACTTTTTGTATTTGTAAGTATTGGAATCTCTGCACCTTCGATATCCATTTTGCAGTTATCAGCTAATACAGCCTGTTCATCAAAATTTAGACAAGATACTTTGATTGCTTTATTGCTTTTTTTCTTCATAATAGTATTTCTCCAGACATTACCATTTTGAGCTATAGATAAAGTCGTATCTTTCCTATCATCGTGTACTAATGCAGCTTGTTTAACCTTTATTGCATTTTGAAAACCATTTAATTTAGCGTTTTTTTCTATTAACTCACAGTTAAAAGGGTCAGGCTCATAAGTTATTACAGATGCACCTTTTGATGCTGCTAAAAGTGAAAATGCACCTACGTTACCACCACAGTCCAGCCAAGTTTCATTATTATGAATCTCCATACCTTTTTTAAGATATGACTTGTTCGATAAGACCTCTATGAAAGTCTTAATATCTGAGTAGCCTTCTCTATAGAAGAACTGAACTCCGTCTAAAGAAGTTTTAGTAAGCTTCATTAGCTTAATGCCTTAAGCGCGTTTACTAACTCCTGACCAATATAGATTCCTTTTTTTCTAGCTTCTGATACAACTTCTTTAGCCTCTTCATAATCCTCTGGTCTAAACTCTATCTGTATTGCCTTCATTACATCGTTTGCTAATTCACTTGTAGGGTCATCGAAATCATCTAGTGAACCATAATCGGGTTCATCTGCAAAAGCTGGAATATCATCACCCCAACCAAGTAAAGACAAATCAAAACCATTTTCTGAAAGTTTTTCTAACTCATATTTCAATATGTCATCATCCCAACTAGAGTTTAAGGCCAGTTGATTATCTGCAATTATGTATGCTCTTCGTTGATCTTCTGTTAGATGTGAAAGTGTAATTGTAGGAACTGTATCTAATCCTATCTTTTTTGCAGCTGCTATACGTCCGTGTCCGCAAATAACATTACCTGTATCATCAACTAGAACAGGATTAGTAAAACCAAACTCTGTTAATGAGATTGCTAATCTTTCTATTTGAGTATCACTATGTACTCTAGGATTATTTTTGTATAAGGTTAAATCAATTATTCTTGATTGTTTTATATTTTCTGGTGAGAATATTGGTGAATCTGGTGTTGTGGTCATAGCGAGATAGTTAACTGTTCAAAGTTTAGCCCTTTTTTAGCTGGGTAAACTTCTTTAGGTTTTTGCTGTAACCATAACCGCTTACCGTTAAGGATTCTATAGTTACATTTTTGCAAGGGATCATACACTAGGTAATCTTTAGGTTTTTTCAAGGGTACAAACGTATAGGAACAAATTTTTATAGGTCTTAAAATGCAATCTGGAAGGAGTAAAACTATGAATTTATTGATTTAAGTTTTAAATTTACCAATTTATCCTTAACTTCTTGTATTTCTTCTGGTAATTGTACTTTTTTACTTTTTAAGTTTTTTTGAATATGCTTATTCATAAGTCTAGCTGTAGCTTCCCAGCCTTTTTTTCTTATATTATGTAGCTCTCTAATTATATCTTTATCTACATCAATTCCTGTACTATTTTTAATATTACCATCTCCATCTCTAAAGCCATGACTGACAAGTTGCCCTTCTTCATTGTATTTAGGGTAAACTGCTTCACAATAACAAATTATTGCTAAGTCGTATCTTTGGTCATAGTCGTCAAGATAGTTGTTAATACAGCCGTCTGAGTTATGAACAAGACCTGAATCATTGCAAGCGTGACAATTGTAACTTGGTGGTCTGAATGTAACATCGCGATCTATTGCGGCTCTTTTATAAGGTTTCATGATATAAGCCAATATTTTGTGAAAAGTTCTTTAGAAACTTTTAGTGATAAACCTTCTACGTAAGGTATTAAATAATTACCTTTTCTACTTTCATGCATTACTTTGTTTTTATATTTCTCAGACAAATAATATTCTGTGAAACTCATAGGTTTACTTTTCATAAAATTTAAAAGGGTTGATTTTTTGCTTTATTAGCAAGCATGGGATTTAATTTTGACTTAGATTTCTGCTCGCGCAACTCTAAAAACTGTTCATATTGACCATTTTTAATCCATCGGAAACAATCAGGCCACATTGGTACAAATTTTCCATCCCTGATAAGTTTTACTCTTAATCTGGAATCTGCTTCGAGACAGTCTATTAGTTTATCTTGAGTTTTTTTATCGAGAAGTTGATATTCCTTAAATGCTGGTTTCTTAGATTGAGACACACATTTATTATTTTGAGATTGATACTTTTTCCAGAAAAGCTCAAAATTTTCAGAATAATCCTTTTTCTTTTTAGTTATTTGTTTTAGTTTATCTTGTTTTAGTTTAGGTTCATCTCGTGAACCACCCCTAGTTGCTGTGGTACACCACCCTAGTTCATCTGGTGTACTAGTTGCTGAGATACACCTCGCTTCAACACTGGGTTGTTGAGGTGCTGGAATCTTGCATTCATGCCAAACTGTAACTCTATAAGCATTAGTTTGTTTACCATCTTGAAATCTTCTGATTTTCTGAAGCCAGCCAAGAGATACCAGTTGTTCAACAGTGTGAATTACCTTTGTTCTACACATACCAGCATCTTTTGCGATTGTGCTATAACTAGGCCATATATTCGGATAGTAACTTTGCAATACCCAAAGAACTGCTAATTGATGTGGACTTATTCTGCCTTTTAATGCAGTAGGCAAAGATACGAAAGGTACATTTTCAGGTATGAAACTCATTTTATGAAATATGTAATTACTGTTGAAGGAATAGAAGCTGCTCCACAGGGCAGTAAAACTTATTTAGGCAAGGGTAGAATGATTGAATCGTGTAAGAGGGTAAGGCCATTTAGGGATGCGGTTAGGGTTGAAGCAAATAAAGTTGTCGATGAATTAATCAGTGAACCAGTACATATAGAAATATCTTTTTGGTTTAATCGACCGAAATCACATTTAAACTCAAAAGGTCAAGTTAAGCAATCTGCGCCTAAATTTCCTGTCACTAGGAACAAAGGGGATATAGACAAATTATGTCGAAGCACATTAGATGCTTTAACATTATCTGCGATTGCTGACGATTCGCAAGTGGTAAGTTTGCAAGCCCGAAAATATTACTGCGATCAAAATTATACTCTTAAACCACATTCAATGATAACGATACAAACAATTAATAATAAGTCGGGGGATGAGTAAGCTAACTCTCGCAAATCAACCTCCCTGTCTTTTGGATTGCTCCAATATTGTTTGACTTTCAGACCTACTTGGTACCAGACCTTTAACCAAGAGTCATCAGGCTCCCCGACTAGAGTTTGTTTAGTTCTACTTCCAAAGAGTAACAGACCCGCGCTATCAATCCAGCATCTAAAAATTCTTTTTCTCTTTCGATACCTTTTACACTAGGATTCCGCTTAAGAAAATCTCTTAAAGCTGCGCCATCTTCCGCTCTGAGGTACATAAAAATGTTCATCTATACGTTTGGATAGCAAGAGAAAGTAATTTCTTACAAGCCGATCATAACGCTAAATTAGCGGATCATCATATTCAGGCATAGTAGCCTGATAAATTTTTTCCTCTAGAGTTTTGATTTCAAGCATTACAGACATAGCCCCAGCCATTGCTTTTTCTACCTCTTCGATAGATCTTTTAGCACAAAGGTACAGCATCCATTTTTTTAATTCTATGTAACAAAATCTTTGCTTTGCTTTATAAGCTAATACTTGTTCAGTCGTCATTTAATCTTTCTTGAAATTTGTCATTAGCGTCCTCATAGACTTCTTCAATATCGCGTCCTTCAATCTTTACAACAACATCTAATCCAAACTTCTTAGCACAAATTGTAAGTTTGTTAAAAACTACTATGAAGAAGGTGGGAACTGTATCAGTAAATCCCCACTCATAGCCATCTTTTCTGGAACAGTTTTCTATAAGCCTGATTTGTTTATCAAGCTGTTTCATACGTGGTGGAAACATACGTAAGAATCTGTCAGCTTTTTCTTGATTAATAATTTTTGTATTAGTCATTAGAAAGGTTGCCCCCAGTTTTCATATTGTTTAAGAGTGATTAGACCATCTTTACAAAGGCCATCGGTGTAATCATTCCAGTGTGTCCTTTTTGCTATGACATCGCCCCTTCTATATCTAGGTGCCTCGCCACCGCAGAATGAATTGTAAATTTGTCTAAATTCTTTTAGTGCTTCTGCTTTAGTCATTTTTTTTGTCATTGGTTTTAATTTTTCCTGTTTGAATAAAAGTTTTAATCCATTCATCTAATTCTTTTTCTGACATAGAACTTAAGTAGTCCTCAACACACATAGCTGTTAAGTATTGGTCAGCAAGAACATTATTGATGATTGTTTTATGAAGGTGTCCATCAAATTTGTAGTCCATAGCATTAATAGAAAATTTAAAAAAAAAAGGAGGGGTAGTAGCCCCTCTTATTTAGCAATCAAAGATTTGAAAGTTGTTTCATTTAGCCACCATAGGTCTTGACCCCAAATATCTTTTTCTGCCTTAGTCTCACCTCTAGACTCAACATCTAATGCACCTTTGTTTATAAGTGAACCAACAACACCTTTAAGCTGTTGTGTTGTAATGTCTAGCTTTTCAGCTAATTTTTTGGTATCTCTCCAATCAATAAGCCAATCAGCTGGGTCATCCAATCCATAATCACAATCCTCTAAGTCATCTACGTACCAATCAATAGGAAATTGATTCATAACCTGTTTTTCAAGTTCAGTAAAAGTAAAAGTAGTTTCTTCTAACTTTTTTGTCTCGTGATTGTATGCAAAACCTTTGATAGTTTTGTTAAGTGCTGTGTGAGTTTCTGGTAGTAAGTTTGTCATTTGCGAGAAAATGTAAAGTGCAGCCCCTTCGAGCTATGAATTAATTATGACTCATTAATAGTAAAACCGCAACAGTAAACATCAGTAAAACTTTAATATATTCAGATATTGTAACTTTTAATCCATAATGGTTTACACTTGTGTATTGATGCGTCATAATGAGAGAGCGGTGAGTACCCGCTTTTTTAATCTCGCAAAATTATGGATCAGGAACTTAAATTAATCTTCAATGACGAACAGCTAGAAAACCTTGAAATGGTACTCCTAGAGGCCAAAGAAAGCCTACCAGATGATGAGCAGCAGTTTATTGATGCTTCTCCAAATAGCTATGCTGGCACTATCAGAATCATTCTTGAACAGATGGCTAGACAGACAAACAGAGGTGTCGCACCTTCTGAGTACATGAACTGTGAGGTTTAGTGATGTCTAAGAATGTTACTTACTTTTTATGTGAAGCTGGCACACTACTAAAGTCTTACGATACATTTGTTGCATTGAAAAGCAAAGACGGCAACCATCTTGTTACATCAACGTGGCATAGCAAAACTACCACCCGCCAGATAAATGAATTTTTTGGCGATGAAGTAGCAGAAAAAGTAGCACAATCAACTTTAGACGCTATGGGCAGAATTATTGAGGCACACCAATGAGACATTTATTTTTAATGATCGCTGTATCAGGTTTATTCTATACAGCTTTATCTGGTTCTTTATATGACATGACTGTTGCAGACTGTGACGCTGGAATAGTTCGTGCTTGTCAGGAGATTTCAAAATGAAACTAGAACCAGCAAAAGATAAATTTGAATCCTTATACCAAGGGTTCATTCTTTTATTTACAAGTCCTAGCGATAGCTACACAGAAGAGGTTACTAATGCCATCTGTTTTATGCTTATGGATCCAGAAATCACTGCTGAACACGCTTCAGACGCTTGTAATAAAGCAATGGAAGTTCTAACAGTAGAACAAAATTTAATGAACACTTTAAAAGGTACAACAAATGGCTAGTTTTAGTTATACAAAAATGCGTGAATTTGTTAATGCTGACCCTGAGCTAACAAAACTTAGAGAAGCTAAAAATGCTGCATATAGAAAAATAGATGCTTTAAAAAAAGCTGCTCAAGAAATGTTAAACAAACAACATTCTTTATATATAACACAAGAACTTGTTAAACATAAAATGCATTCCTTTGATGGTTATACAGAAGAAGAAGATCAGATTATTGAACAGGTATCAGGATATTGTTCAGAGTGTTGGTCTTATGAATGGTCATCTAGTGCTGAGGTACTTTTAGAAGGTATGTTAGGTCAATCATTAATATTGGCAGACATAGCCCACAAAATTGAAGAGTGTAATAAAGATAGTGATGACATGAGACAGTGTATTGAGAAAATGGAAAAAACTCTGGAAGATCAATATAAAAAACAAGTCACACAAGAATTAGAAAAAGCAAAACAAAGACAAAAAGAATTACAAAAACAGCAAGAGAAACAAGATGTATAACTCTATCTGTCTTACTCTTTTGGTCGTGGCAGCATATACAAATTTACTGCTGACCATAAAAAAAACTGGCAGAGGTAGTCCCAATACCTATACCAGTTTCCAACCCAAGAACCGCAAACCCATGCGGCCTACTTAAATTATAACTATGAACTCGTCAGAACAGTTAAAAACACTTGAAATTGCCATATTAAATGGTGGTAATTTTTATAGCAAACTTGCTCATGCTGCACTTGCAGCAGATCCAATTAATAGAGCATTGATATTTAAAACATTTCCAAAATTAGAAATGTCCTATGGACCAATGAGTCATTTTCAATGCAGATCTCATTTGAGGGTAGTTAAATGACCACTCAAACTGTTGAACCAGTATCAGTAGATTTTGCCAGCTATCAAGCAGACCCAGCTTTTAGTGCTAGTGATTTAAAACTGATAACTAAACAAAATGCCAGAGCCTTATGGCATTACAAGTTCAATGAATATGCACCTCCCAGACTTCCAACACCAGCAATGAAGTTTGGTACTATGCTTCACGCGATGTGTTTAGAGCCTGATACTTTTCACGATAAATTTAGAGTCGTAGAAAACAAGCGCACTAAAGAAGGTAAAGCACAAGCACTTGATTTTGATAAACAAGGTATTACAGTAATGACTCCAATAGATGCTGTTTTGCTTGACAATATGACTCAAGCAATTTGCAGTAATCCTAAAGCGCATGAATTGTTAAATGAAGGATTATCAGAACAAAGTTTCTGGTGGACTCATAACGATACGAAATTAGATCTCAAATGCCGTTGCGACAAAGTTAATGGCGATACGATAGTAGATCTTAAAACTACTGGTGAAGGTGGTTCTTCCCCTGAGTCGTTTACTAAAACAATTACGGCTTTTAATTATCATCTTCAAGCAGCACATTACTTACAAGGTACAGGCGCAAAGCGTTTTGTATTTGTAGTAATAGAAAAAACATTTCCTTACAACATAGGAATTTACGATTTATCAACAGAATTTTTAGACAATGGCTACGAAATCCAAGAGCAAGCACTTCATAAAATTTCTGAGGCAGTTACCACAGGTATCTGGTCAGGATACACAGAGAAGTGCAAAGACCAAATCCAAACCCTCGACAAACCCCACTGGCTCGGCTACTCAAATGACTAAAACACTAACACCAACCTTTCAAGTAGAACACATTACCCCTGATTTCGCTGAAAGTGTACTTGAAACAAAAAACTCTAATAACAGAGGATTAAAACCAGCAAATTTAAAAAGACTTATCACAGCTATTGATAATGATGAATGGATCTTAACTAATCAGGGTATTGCTTTTGATAAAGACGGCAATTTATTAGATGGTCAACACCGACTCCAAGCAATCGTAAAAACTGGTAAAACATTGCCAATAATGGTTGCTAGGAATATGGATCCAAAAATATTTAATTGTGTTGATACTGGAACTGCAAGAACAGCCGCTGATGGTTTATTTATTAAAGGTTGTACAAATCCAACAAAGATAGCTGCTGGTATTAAAGTGTATTTCCTTTATCAAAGATTTCCTAAAGGCAGTTGGACTTATGCCACAATCCCAACTCATACAGAAATCGCTAATGAATACAATCTTAATAGAAAGTTATGGGACGACATAACAGAAAAAATTAATTTTTGTCATAGGAAGTTTCACTTTTTTAATTTAAGTGTTGCAATTGCAATGTATAAACTCATTAAGGATAAAAATTATTCTGAGGAGATTTTAGATGAATTTTGGACACAGTTTGCAGAAGGAACAAATTTAGATATAGATAATCCGATATTATCTTTTAGAAATCAAATGATGCAAAAAGGTTTCAGACATAGAGGCTCTTCTTATCAAAGATACCAACTAAACGCTTTCATAAGATTATTTAACTTTTGGATTGATGGTGTAAAGAAAACAAGATTTATGGCACCAGCTACTGACATAACTTACGTGTTAGAACTAAAAAATCCAACAATAGATCAAATGCAGGAAACAATCTAATGAAAAAACCTAATTTAAAAGGAACTATTCAACCGCAAGATATTTACAAAAAAGGTAAATATAGTTATGTGTCATGGGCTAGAACATCTGAGTATCTCAATGAACTAGCAGCGGGTTGGGAATTTCATTTAGAAATGCCTCCAACTTATGAAACAACTGGTGTAGTTTGGGCTGCACCTGATGGCACAGGTTATCTTATGGGCTATTTCACAGATCCAGAAGGTAAGAAAGGTGCTATTTATCCTTATTCAATAATGGATAATAGAAATGATCCAATGAAACTAGATAAAATTTCTGCCAGAGATATAACTGATTCTCATAGACGCGGTTTTTGTTTTTGTGCAGCTAAAGAATTTAATCTAGGTAGTGAACTATGGACAGGCAATGAAATTGTAAAAGCTTCAGAGCCTACTACAACATCTAAGAGACAAGCTAATGTTCAACCTAAACAGAACATAGCTGTATTAGCACGTGACGCTATTGTTAAATCAACTACTGCTCATCAGTTGGATAAACATTCAGAAACTTTGAGAGATCGTTTTTCTGAGGGTAAACTAACTGAAGATCAATACAATAAACTTATCGACCTTATTAACGCTAGGAGGAAAGCATTAACAGCATGAATCAAACTGAACAGCAATTTTTAACATCTGACCAGTTAGCTGAAAGATATGGGTTAAGCCCAGCAACTATTGCTGATTGGAGACGCAAAGATCGTGGACCCGAATACTACACACTTCCCAAATACGCGGTGTCATCAGGTTCCGCAAAGGTTCGATATGAACTAAAAGAAATCCTTAAGTGGGAACAAGCAAACAACATTACACCCAAGAAACCTTTTTAATTATGGCTAAAGTACAACCAGCATTTACTGCAAAATTTAGAGTTGTTGATAACAACAGCGATAGAGAAAATGCACCAGAAAAAAATATGATACTAGATTTCACTGTAGAAGAGGCAATGAAAGCTGCTACATTCCTTGTGAAAAAGTGTGAAGAGGCTGAAATGAATGACACTAAAATAAGAATTTACAAAGATAAGAATGACTATCGTGAAGAGGCTGGATTTTCCCTTTGGGGCGGTATGTGGGGTAATAGTGGCAGATTACAACCACTGCCACCTCAAAACTTATCACAAAGCAACACAGGCTCAGGAGGACAGATGATTGACGTTGATGACTTACCTTTCTAAAATAACAATGCCAGAAAGTATAATTATTGTCATTTCCTACATCACCTTATGAGGGTCAAATATTTTACGATCCAGATAATGAAAAAACTTATGAATGTGTTTACAGAGACGCGCTAGACAGAATGGTGAACTTACATAAAGAATCACATTACTGGAAAGATATTTCTGAAGAACTAGATTAGTCCTTCCCAAACAAAACATATTTAAGGCGGCTTATAAAAGTTGCCTTTTTTTTTCTTTTTTCATGCTCTAACTTATAAATAGCGTCTTGTTGGTCACAAATAATTTCAAGAGCAATGCTAATAAAGTGTCCTTGTCTGCAACCAGTTCTTAAAAGTTCAATAGCATAGGATCTTAATTCCTTAATACTTTTCTGTTGATTAATTTTTTGTATCTGTTTTTCTAATTCAAACTCTTCCTCTAGTGTCAGTTTTGATTGCAAAGCTTTAATGATTGGTTTCATTTTACTGGAAATAATTTTTCTTCAATCATCTTTACTATTGCATCGTCTATGTCATTATCAGACTTAGAAACTAAATCTTTTAAAAGAGATAGAGCGGCTTTGCGTAGAGATTCAGATTTACCAAATTTGATAAATAATCCTATAAAAAATTTAGACATAATTTTTATGTTACTTTCCAAACATACCAGTATTTGCTAATTTTGACATGACTACCTATACTTAGCCTTCAAACGCTATCTCCTCACACACTTTAGGTAGTTACCTTTTATGGAAGATCAAGAACCAAGCAAAGTAGAAACTGTTGTCAAAATTTGTATTCTGATTTGGTCGGCCACGCTGTTAAGCCTTTCATACTATGAACCAGCAGACGGTAAAAAGATTGTAGATTTTGACCCGACATTTATTGCAAGTATTTTTTCAGCATCGACCGCGAGCCTCGGTTTATCCATCAAAGGTAATAGAAATAACAACAAAAAAGACGTTATAGTGGATAATAAGAACAATAATGTGGGTATTAAATGAAAAAACTGCTACTTATTGCTTGTTTTATGCTCCCTTCAGCCACTTTTGCTGACATTACACAAACTTTTAAAACTTCTGCTCAAATTATTGTAGAAGCTCCTTATAGCTCCACGCAAAAAGTTGGAACAACTTATTCATTAAGTGGAAATAATATTACCCCCTCAGTTACATCTGGCGGATCAACAACATCAGGCCAAATTGGTGGATTAAATATTGGAAGTTTGACTGATGGTGTACCAGCTATGATTCAAACTGATACAAGTGTTACTACCAGTGGTTCAGCGTTCTCAAAAACGGAATCGGTAACAATGGGTGATACTACTCCTTCAGCAATTACACCCTCTAGTGGTATTGCAAGTCTTCCTCATTTAGGTGGTTTGACAACAGTGGGATCTGGTGGAACTCTTGGTAGTGGAGCAATGACAAGTCTTTCTTCAGGTGTCCATACTTGTAGCGGTGCATTTGGATCTGGATCAAGCTGTATAGGACAAACGACAGTGACAATAACAATTGATTAAATCTTGGCTGCTACTTTTAATACTACTTCCTACGAAAATCCTTGCAAACCCAGTCATACCAACGTTTCGGACAGGAAGTTCAAGCACAAATTCCACTTCCCAAAGTGTAGTGACAGAAAATATCACCAGCTATCAATACCGCACAGGCTATTCAGTGAGTGTTTCAGGGCATAATATTGAAAGTAATGACATTAATGGATATATCAATTCAATCCCCACAGCAGAATCTACACAAACAGTAAATGGTATTAGCTTTTCATACACAAGTCCTAATCTGGAAGGTGTGCCAAGATGGAAAATAGTAAATTCTGGACAGCCCTTTTCTCTTGTAGAGTCAGTGATTGGCAGTGGAATCGACACAATAACAACAATAAACCGCACCATAAACACAACAACAACAACAACTGTAGAAACTACATTTGGGCAATAGCTCTTATTCTCTGCCCTACAAAAGTTTTAGCTAATACAACAGTGGCATCTCCAAGCAGTAATGCACAAGGAACTGTCAACAATAATGCAACCATGATAGCCCCACAATCTACACCAGTTTTTAGAATGTCTCAGGGTATAATATGTAGCTCTCCAAGTCTAACAATTACTCCTTACGTTACAGATGCGTGGTCTTTTAACACTCCTAAAGAAACTGTGACAAGACAAAATATTTATGATGAAGATACTGGCGAGATCAAATATGTACAAGAAACACCAAGATTTGAAAAAGAAAATTTTAATTTAAATTATGGAATATCTGCACAAATAACTGTTCCTTTAGGAAAAGCACCAGAAC